TGATAAAATAACTTATTCTGAAGCAATTATTGATGCGGCAGTAGCAAAAATTTCTGCTAATAAAAAAGCTGAAACAGATTTTGGTGGAAATGTTTCTGATAATTGGGGTAGTACAGGAAGTGTCTCTACGGGAACAGGAACATCAGATAGTGATGATGCATGGGATTAAATTGAGAGATTTAATTGTCTCTCTTTTTATCCAAATTAATTAAAATTATTAATTAAATAAAAATATGGAGGATATTTATACATGGCAGTAGGTCGTGGTGGTAGTGCAGTTCAAACGAAGAACGGTTTCCTGATCTTTGGAGAGCAGGGTTGCTGGAAATCTTCACTTGCTTTAGAATATATGAAATTTACTAATGAAGAAGGTAAACCTTTTAGATTATTATTTATTGATCCAGAACAAGGTAGTATTGATAGTTATCTTGAAAAGTATGAGGAAAATGGATACAATCTTAAAAATCTTTATATCGTATACACACAAAGTATTTCAGAAGTAAAGACTTTTATTAGGAAAGCAAGAGATAATGAAGATTATTATGAATTTGATCAAGATGGTAACGAAACAGACATTGTTTATCTTGATGCTGATGGTTTACCATTTAGACCGGATGCAATCGTAGTTGATGGTGTTACATTACTTTATGTTGCAAAACAACAAAGCATGGTTAATTTTTCTAAGAAACGTGCTACAGTTCGTGCAAAGAAAAATGAATTAACTGGCTGGGAGAAAGATGTTGCAATTGATGGTGCCGGTATTGAGATTAAAGACTATCAAACTCTTAAATTTGAAGGACAAGACCTGATTCTTGATTTACTTTCTTGTGGAAAGCATTTTGCAGTAACTTGTCGTGAAGTTGACGAGAAAGAACAATATAAGGATAAAGATGGATCAATTAAAATGATGGCAACAGGGAGAAAAATTCCCGAAGGATTTAAAGATATTCGTTATAATGTTAAAACTGTTTTACATACCTTTAAAGATTCTGATGGAATTATGAAAGCAATTGTTGAAAATAAAGATAGGACTCTTGTTCATAAGCAAGATGAAATTCTTGTTGAACCTACACTTACAGACTGGCAAGTAGTTGTTGAAAAAAATAAGAATAAAAAAGCTTATACAATTGCAAATAATTTAAACAAAGCTGTAGATCTTGAAACAAAAGCAATCGAAAAAGATAATGCAAGGTTTGATGAAGAGTTTAATAATAGTAATGCAGAATTAAAATCTTCATCTAATGAAGAATTAAAAACAATTGAAGATTATGTTAAAAAGATTGAACAAGTTATTAAAAAGTTAGATTCAACTAAGAAAGCAGAAAAACAAAAGAAAATTGCTGATGCTAATCTTCCAAAAGCATATCAAAAATTAACTGATATTGAAGATTTAAAAAAGTATTTATCTATTGTTTCTGCTTAAAAAATTTATAATATGGGAGGGATTTGAGGGTTAAGTCCCTCCTTGTTTTATTAAATTGATTTTTAATAATAAGTAGGTGATAAAGTGTCAATAAATATTAAAAAAAAATGTTCTATATGTACAGAATATGTTTTGTTAGAAAAAGATGATGTTATCTATGATAAATCATATATGCATTTTAATTGTTATGTTCAAGATAAATTTAATAAAAAAAGAAACAAATTATCTATAGAACAGATTAAAGAGAACTCAAGAATAATACAAAAAGAAAATGAACATCATGTGCAACAAAGAATTTTAAGTGAAAAGTTTTATATTTGGTTACAAAAATCATATGGTATTGTTGTTATTCCTCAATATTTTTTTACGAAAATTAGTAGTGTTGTTTCTGGAGAATATAAAGGATTATCTGTAGGAATTCCACTTGAAAATATATTTGATATGTGGCAAAGAAAAAAACAAGAATTAGATAAGATTGCATTAAATAACATTAGAAAAGGTAATAATATTGATAGCGTTGGAAGATTGAGTTATGATTTAGCAGTTTTGATTGGCAAATATGATAGTTACTTGAAGTGGAAGAATCAGCAAATTGCAATGGCAGATAATGTTGTAAAAGAAGGTAAAGAACAAAAAATTGATTTTAGTAAAATTAATAAAACAATAGAATTACAAAAACAAGCAGATTTAAATAATATAAGTGATCTATTAGATGAAGTATTTTAATGGATGGTGAATAATTAAAAATGGATGAAGTAGTAAATGTGGAACCAAAAAATATTCAAAATGAAATATTGCTTGTTGGTAGTTTTTATAAAAACCCTGACTTCTATGTTACACATGGAAATTATATTCGTAGCAAATTTGACTTTGATGATGAAGTTACTAGATTTTTATATGATTGTTTTGAATTAATGTATAAAACTTTTTCTCAAACTATTGATGAAAACAAAGTTAATACGTTTATGAGTCAAGATAATGATAGATTAAATACTTATAAAAAATGCGGTGGTTACAAGTTAATTAAACAATGGATTGAACTTGCTGATATTGATGATTTTAAAAATTACTTTAATATAGTTAAAAAATATAGTTTGGTTAGAGAATATCAAAGAAATGGTTATCCAGTACAAAAGATTTTGTCTCATAAAAAATTTAATGAATGGCAAGCAAATGATATTTATAAGATGATTAGAGCAAAAGCTGATAAAATAAATACTGTGATTTGCTTAAATAATGAAAGTGTTGTCTTGAACGAAAAAATACAAGATACAACAAAAAAATATCTAATCCGTCCTCAATTTGGAATTGAAATACCTTGGGAATTGATAAATCAATCTTTTAGAGGTCTTAGACTTGGAAAAGTTATATTTGATGGACTTTTGAGTAATGAAGGAAAAACTAGAAAATTAATGAAATTAATTGCTTTTATTACATTAATTAAAAATGAAAAATTTTGCCTACTTTCTAATGAAATGGATCAAGAGGATCTTACAAGTGCTTTAATAACAACTACTATTAATAATAAAGAATTTAAATCTTTACATGGAATTGATATTGTTAAACCAGAGAAAGAAATTGTACTTGGACAATATAGAGATAATAATGGTAATTTTATTGTAAGAACAGTTGATGAATGGGGAGATTTTGTTGAGGGTGAAGATGAATTTATAGATAGAGTTTATAAAAATTCAGAAGAATATAGAAAAGTATTAGAAATTGGTAAATGGATTGAATCAAAACAAGATAAACAAATATTTTTCAAGGATGTTGGAATGGACTATTCAGATCAGTCTTTGCTTTTTGAAATAAATAAACATCATATTGTTCATGGAGTAAAGTATTTTGGATATGACACCGTTAAAGGCTGGAATAGTGATGAGTGGATGGGAATTAAACAAACGGCAACTAAATTAAAAGAGTTGTCTAAAGAAATTAAAGTTGGTTTGTACGCAGTATTTCAGATGACTGATGATTCAGTATTTACTGATATTTTTGAATTAAGTAGTAACAATATTGCTAATGCAAAACAGATGAAACATGTGGTTGATCATATGTTAATTGGAAAAAGAATTGCGAAAGATGATTATTATAAATATATGTATGTTCCAAATGAATGTTGGGGAAATCCAACTCCACAACTGTTAGATTCTTCCAAAAATTATTTGGCGACAAAAATTGAAAAAAATCGTGGAGGAAGTAAGGATAAAATTTCTTTATTAGAAATAGATCTTAATCTAAATACGTGGTATGAAGTTGGTTATCTAGTAAAAAAATAGAGGTATTAAGCCGAACAATATGAAATAAATAACTAAATAGAAAAGTGGTGATATTTTATAGACGTTAAATATTTAAAAGAATATATTTATGAAAACAACAAAACCGAACAAATCCTTGAACATCTTCATTGTGGTAATATAAAATATCATTCACATGGTAATCCAGATCCGTATTGGACTGCATCTAACCCTGATGGTAATAACCAAACAGCCATAAACGTTTATAATAAACCATCATTACAATGTATTAACTATACACGAGATATAAATGGTAAAAATAATTCGGCAGATCTTATATCTCTTGTGTGTTTTATAAAAGACTTATCATTTTCAAATGGTTTAAAATATATCTGTGATGTTCTCGGAATTGATTATTACAAAAATCCAGATGAGGATTTGCCGGAGTCATTACGTATTACAAAACTTATTTATGAAATGCAATCAAATTATGACATAGAAGAAGATAAACCATTAAAACCTATTTCTGAAAAAATATTAACTTACTATAAATCATATGTCACAGACATGTTTGCTAATGATGGCATTGATTATATGACTCAAGAAGAATTTGAGATTGGTTATGATCCTGAAACTAATAGAATTACAATACCAATTCGTGATGAAATAGGTTCATTAATTGGTATTCACGGAAGATTATTTAAAAAAGTAATTGAGAATGATGATAAAAAATATTTATATATTGAATCTTGTGCAAAAGGTAAAATTCTTTATGGGTTATATAAAACTCATCAATATATTAAAAAATCAAATAAATGTTATGTTGTTGAATCACCTAAAGGAACAATGCAACTTTGGTCAATGGGTATATATAATTCAACTTCTACTTTTGGTACAAAGATTACTTCTCAACAAATTGAAAAATTAACTCGTTTGGGCGTAGATCTAATATTTTGTTATGATAAAGATGTAACTAAATTAGAAATTGAAAAAATTGCAGATCGATTTATTGATGGAGTAAATATTTGGTATATTTTTGATGATAAAGGAATATTAAATGATAAGGAAAGCCCATCAGACGATTCTATGAAATGGCAAAGATTATGTAAGGAATGTTTATATAAAATTAAATAAAAATAATAAATAAGAAATGGAATGTGATATTAAATTGAATTATAAATTAATTAGTAATAGTCTTAATGATATATCCAGAGTCAAAGAAACGGTATTGTTAAATCGTGGAATTGAAAACTATAAAGAATATTTGAATTTAACTGATGATTGTTTATATCACTATAGTTTACTTGACAATATGGATAAGGCAGTTCAATGTTTATTGAAGCATATCGAAAATAAAAGCAACATCCATATTATTCCAGATGTTGATGTGGACGGAAATACTTCAGCAGCAATACTTTATATGTATTTAAAAAAATTAGATCCTAATATTAATCTTTCATATTCGATTCATACTGGGAAACAACACGGCTTATCTGATGATATTAAAATACCAGAAGGAATTAATTTAGTTATTATTCCCGATGCTGCGACAAATGATATTGAGCAATGTAAATTACTTAAAGAAAAGGGTATTGATATTATAATTTTAGACCATCATCAGCAAGAAAAAGAAAATAGTTATGCTATTGTAATAAATAATCAAATTTGTAATTATCCTAATCGTAATCTTGCTGGTTGTGGTATAGTCTATAAGTTTTTACAAGCGATAGATGATGAAACTTGGAATAGTTATTCTGATCACTATTTAGATTTAGTTGCCCTTGGACTGATCGGAGATAGCATGGATATTCGTTCATTTGAAACCAAACGATTAATTGATAAAGGCTTATTAAAAATTAGAAATAAATTTTTTAAGGCATTAATTAATAAACAAGATTATTCAATTCATGGAATTGTTAATATTATTAATATTCAATTTTATATTACTCCTTTAATTAATGGTTTAATTCGTGCCGGAGATTACGATGAAAAAGATCTTATGTTTCATGCTTTTATTGAAACTGATGAAATGTTTAAATATAAGCCTCGTAGAAAATCAAAAGACGATCCTGAACCAGAAGAAGTCGATGAAAATATTTATGA